TTGGAACAATTTAATGCTGCAGCGTTGGGTCGACCACAATGGTGAAGAACACAGAGTTCTGGAGGATTATCAACGTAATGTACAGTTATGTGACTTGACTGCACAGCCTGACGATATTAAAGAAAAGATTAAAGATACTATCAATACTAATGCTAGACCTAAAGAGGTTACGCAAGTTGGTATCCGTATGCTCAAGTTTTGTAATGCTTGGGATATGAAAAAGATCGCTGATAACATTCAGCAATATGCAGAACCATTCCAAGCAAAGTATCCTGAAAAAGATCTTACTTGGCGCACACTAACCCAGGAGAATTAAAATGGCAAAACTAGCAAAACTAGCAAAAGTAAATGAATCGATCACTATCAATCGTTATGATAACGGCTATATGGTTGAAGTTGGAGGACGTGATGAAGAAGGCGAATGGAAAACCGCTAAGATTCTTTGTAACTCTGAACAAGATATGCTCGATGTAGTTCAAGAGTGGACTACAATGGATTTGGACAACTAAGGAGATATCTATGGCTCAGTGGACTGTCAGTACATATTATAAAAAATCTTGTCAAGAAGTTGAAACCTACAACCAACGTAACGGTGATGGTAAAGTTACTGTAGTGAATGGATTTCGCTATGGTGAGTGGACTGTAGAAACTACAGACGAGAATCCTCCAGAATTTGAGTTTGTAGAAGTGCCCGATGGTGATGGTCGTAAAGACAGCATCAATATGTTAGATTGTGAAATCAACAATATCGAAAGTGTTGAACTTGTTGAAATGTTTGACGGCGGTTGTTGGTATGATGTAGATGTTACAGGACTTGATGAAGAAGCTCAAGCAGAAATTGAAGATTTCCTTGAAGAAAATAGCCCTTACGAATTGGAAGAACGTGAAGACGATCCGTGGATGCAAGGCGACACTGAGTGGTGGATTTGGGGGCCAATTGAAATTAAAAACGAAAATGGCGACACTGTGCGTATTATCTGTGCAGATGCCGATGGCAATGTTATTGACTTTGTCGAGGAATAAATACGTATATTACTCGGGTGCCGTCAGGGCCCGTGTAATACTAAGGAGAAAAATATGACAGAAATACACGCCAAGCCTATTGTGGATGGTAAGTTTTGGATCGTAGAGCAAGATGGCGCTAAGATTGCAACACTACATAAAAAAGAAAATAACAAGTTTGTACTATCAAGTACTAACGGTGAACTAATGTTTAATAAGAAACAAGATCTTACAAAACAGTTCGGAGAAGGGTTTTTCTTATCAAGTACTAAAGTTAAAGTTACACAAGCAGATCCTAATGAATGCCACGGATTTCCTACTAGTGTAAACCCATACAATGCTATGTATGATGTACAACGTAAATTACCGTTGTTTACAAAGAGTAATGCTAGTAAGAGTTTGTACTGTGCAGGTTACTACACTATTAAATTTAATAAAGGTTGGGTTAAAAGTTTTTGCCCTAAAGCAATTACCATAGAACGTAACCCGTTTAAAGGTCCTTTTAAAACAGAATTTGAAATGAAACAGGTATTGAGCAATGTCAAATCAGATTAATTTAACCCCTATTACACAATTTGCACAATCGTTACGTGCTGCAGAATTAAGCCAAAGTAAAGAAGTTAAATTAACTATTCAACAGGCTAGATTGTTAAATTTAGCCCTTACTGAATTGTTAGACAAGGTTTCTCAAGATTATGAAACCTTGTTTAACTCACTTAAAAATAATCCATCTACAGAAGTTATTACTGTTAGTATGGACGGTGGAGGTTTTAGTAACAAATAAGACTAAATATATGCGTACATAATTGGATACGCATATCATGAGTCGACCTAAGCCAAAAGTATTATTAGAACATACTAATAAAAGAACTTATAAATCTGAACAGATTTTAGAAGCCGAAGCCATCTGGGCTGTATTTTACAAAAACGAGCCTTTTAATCTAAAGTCGTTTAATAGTCTTACCAGCTATCCTGGACCAAAATACAAAAAAGTTTCTTTCTCAAATCCTGGCCATGCACATAATTTGGCAAAGAAATTGAATCTTACATTTGGAACTGAAGATTTCCAAGTTGTCATGTTAACTCAAGGTACTATTGTAAAATGATATCGAGAGATGCTTTGACTAAAATATTCTTACAACAATGGGGTAAGAGTATGGACGAAGCAAACACCAAACTATTTTCTCGTAAATGGTGGCAAAGTACTCGTGCTGGAAAGCAAAACAATTTCAGACTGAGTGATGAAGGTTATGAATTTTTGGTAAAAGAATTGGACCTTAAAGAATACGAAATTCCATTTACCGAACCAATTGAACTTAGTCCTCAAACATTAATCTTTTTGGAAAGATATATCGATTGTCCGTACTATCTTACTCCAATGTCAATTACTGTCTTTTCAGAACGCAAGGGTTTTGAACTAATGTTGTTTTCAGACGACATCAGAAAATTTGGCATTATTAAAGCTATGAATGAGCGAGAAAAAGAACTCGCTAATGAAAAAAACAGTTGACATACCTTTGGGTTTCCTATACAATACATACATCAACAGCGTTACTTCGTAACAATTTTAACTTAGTATAGGAACTAAAATGCCAGAAATCAGTAGCCGTACAGTGGGCCCAAGCGGTGCTAAAAAGTCTTTGCGTAAGGCTTTTCAAAATAAACGTCCAATTTTCCTTTGGGGTCCTCCAGGAATTGGAAAATCGGATATTATCAAACAACTTGGTGTTGAGACTGATTCTCACGTAATCGATGTTCGTTTGAGCCTTTGGGAACCTACTGACATTAAAGGTATTCCATACTTTGATTCCAACGATAATACAATGCGTTGGGCACCTCCATCGGAATTGCCAAGTGCAGAAATGGCAAAAGAACACAAGAACATTATCTTGTTCTTGGATGAAATGAACTCTGCCGCTCCTAGCGTACAAGCGGCGGCTTATCAATTGATTTTGAATCGTCGTGTTGGTACATATCACTTGCCAGATAATGTTGTACTAGTTGCGGCAGGTAATCGTGAAACTGACAAGGGTGTTACATTCCGTATGCCTGCTCCATTGGCTAACCGTTTTGTTCACTTGGAAATGACTGTTAACTGGGATGACTACTTTGAGTGGGCTGTTGAAAACAAAATCCATAAAGACGTAGTTGGCTTCTTGAGCTTTTCTAAAAAGAGCTTGTACGACTTTGATCCAAAGTCTAGCTCACGTGCGTTTGCTACTCCACGTTCTTGGAGCTTTGTAAGCGAATTGCTAACAGATGACGATGTCGATGTAGATACACTTACAGACTTGGTATCAGGTTCTGTAGGCGAAGGTCTTGCAATCAGCTTTATGGCTCACCGTAAAGTTGCAGGTAAAATGCCTAACCCAACTGATATTTTGTCAGGTAAAGTTAAAAAGATGGATTCCAAAGAAATCTCAGCTATGTATTCTTTAACTGTGTCATTGTGCTACGAGTTGAAAGATGCTTGCGAGAAAAATGCTAAAAACTGGAATGATATGACTAATAACTTTTTCGAATTTATGATGAATAACTTTGAAACTGAATTGGTTATTATGGGTACAAAATTGGCGTTGAGTACTTACAAGTTGCCGTTGGATCCGGACGAAATCAAATGCTTTGACGATTTCCATGCCAAATACGGCAAGTATATTAGCCAAGCTACTGAAAAGTAATTCGGTATAGTCTTATTTGACAGGACCTTAGGGTCCTGTTATAATATATACATATAGTAAAGGAGTATCATGTCACATACAGATCCAATTATCGACAAAATTATCGTAGCCCGTGTGGGTCTATTACTTCGCCATCCATTCTTTGGTAATCTTGCAACACGTTTGAAAATTGAAGAAGGCTCCGAGTGGATGGGTACTGCCGCTACAGACGGACGTACTATCTATTTTAATCGTGAATTTTTTGAACCACTTTCGGTCAAACAAGTTGAGTTCGTTATTGCTCACGAAATTCTACACAATGTATTTGATCACATGGGTCGACGCGAAGGTCGTAATCCACGTATCTTTAACATTGCCGCTGACTATTGTGTTAACGGACAATTAGTTCGTGACCGTATCGGCGAGCACAATATTGAAGGTATTAAAATCTTCCATGATTCAAAATACTACGGCATGGGTGCTGAAGAAGTTTACGATAAAATCTTCGACGAAATGGACGAGGAAGAATTGAATGCCCTTGGACAATTATTGGATGACCACATCGACTGGGGCGAGAATGGTAAAGATGGTCAACCAAAGTATTCTAAAGAAGAATTAAAACAGATTCGTGACGAAGTTCGTGAAGCTACTATGCAAGCCGCACAAGCCGCAGGTGCTGGCAACACTCCTGCTAGTGTACAACGCATGATCAAAGAACTTACAGAGCCTAAGATGAATTGGCGTGAAATACTACGTCAACAAATCCAAAGCACTATTAAGAATGACTATTCATTTATGCGTCCCAACCGCAAGGGCTGGCACATGAGTGCTGTATTGCCTGGAACACAATTTCAAGAAACAATTGATATTTGTGTAAGTATTGACATGTCAGGTTCTATTGGTGACGAACAAGCTAAAGATTTCTTAAGTGAAATCAAAGGCATTATGGAAGAATATAAAGACTTTAAAATTAAAGTATGGTGCTTTGATACTAAAGTCTACAACGAAGCCGACTTTGATGGTTATAATATCGATGAGTTTGATAACTACGAGCCAATGGGCGGTGGCGGAACTGAGTTTGATGCCAACTGGGAATACATGAAGGAACACGATATTCAACCTAAAAAGTTTATTATGTTTACTGATGGTTATCCTTGGGGTAGTTGGGGTGATGAAGATTATTGTGATACAATTTTTATCATCCACGGTAATAACACTATTGTTCCACCGTTTGGAGAATATGCCTATTACGAAGCTGTTAAAGAGGCAGCGTAATGGCATTAAAAAATGGCAAACCTAATCCTTTAGATTATTTCAATTTACGGAGGGTTGAGTTTGCCTGCCCTCATTTTAAATACACTTCAATAGACAGGTATAATCCAACTTTAGTCAAATCTATCGACTCATGGATACGTAAGAATCTAAATAATAGGTACTATGTGGGTCAAGGCATAACACTAGATAATACCAATACGATTGTGTATAATACACGTATTGGTTTTGAAAGTGAAAAAGAACTCAGTTTTTTCACAATTGCCTGCCCGCATCTTCAAACTAGATAATTAAAATAGTACTTTACCATAAAGGAGATAATACATGTCTGACGTACAATCTACACCAGAAGCGCAACAAGGCGCTACCGAACTTACTATCAATGATTTAAATGCACTTAAAGTAATCATCGATATTGCTAGCTCACGCGGAGCATTTAAACCAAATGAAATGGTAGCTGTTGGCCAAACTTATACTAAGTTGACAACATTTTTAGATGCAGTTGCAGCTCAACAAGCAGCTCAGCAACCAGCACCAGCCCCAGCGGCACCACAACAACCAGCAACAGCA